CCCTGATACAATAGTTAATTCATCGTCAGCATCACCTAATTGGTCAAATGGATAGTCTGTTCCACTTCCATTAGTCTTTTTAATAAAGTACATAGGTTCTTTTTCTTCTCCTCTTAATTCTATAGTATATCCTGTCATATCACCTTTAGCAGCTCCAGTTACAATAGTACCACCTGATACATCCATTCCGTTATTAAAGCCTAATAAGAATACGTTATCGTTCATATCTTGAACGAAAATTTGCACTCTATTGTAACACATTAGCTTTAGTTCGTTAGTTTCTTGAACAGTTAGCTTTTGTAAAGTCAAAGATAATGTTTGTTCAAAGAAAGTAGTTCCATTTGCAGCGTCACTATTAGTATTAATAGTCATTGAAGATAGATTGGGTCTTAAATCATACTTAAATAAAGTCATTGTAGATCCTGTTGGTGTACCATAAGCAGACCAACCTGTAAAACCTGCAGTATCTATTTGTAAAACGTCTGTACCATTTAAAGTAACGTGTTGTCCTATATTACTAGAATACCCTGCACAGAAAAAGATAGTTTTTAAACCACCTATCTGGTCTTTACAATCGACTAATCGTCCTCTTGTTAATATACAAGCCATTGTTATTTGTTTTTAATTATTAATATTCCTTTAAAAAAAAGGGGTAGTATTTCATACCCCTTAATTTATCTATCTACTATGACCAAACAGTACTTCCGTACACACCATCAGTAGCTACAGCAGTTTGTACTCCTACAGCAAAGTTCATAGCGATTCTAACTTCATCACCGCCTGAATATTGGTAATGAGGTATTAATCTTGCTTCAGTCCAATCAGTAGCAGCGTTAGTTCCAAATACTAGATTTTCTGGATAAGTAAATAATATTACATCATTAAACATACCTGGACATCTGTAAATTGGATAGCCGAAGAATGTAGCAGTATCAGATTTTGCATCAAAACCTAAACCTGAGATTTGACCTTGATTAGAACCTGCAGAGGCTAGAGCTTGAATGTATAAACCATAAGTTTTATTATTCATATAGAACCCACACCCTGGTTTAGTTAACATTCCTGATATATTAGAAGCTGCTGTATCATATACACCACTCATCATATCTAGGATAAAACCATTAGCTGTAGAATCAGACGCTTGTAGAGATGCGTTAAAGTCATACTCAGAGAAGTCTTTACAAGCTGAAGCGTCAGCTCCTGCTTCATCAAAACCTCCATCATTTGATAAAAACCCTGTTCCGAAAGGAGCTTGTCCTTGCCATATACCAATCTCTAATTGAGCTGCTGCTTTTCCTGCAACAACTTGTAATAAGAAATCACCAAAAGACTGTGGTAAGTTACCGTTTCTATCCATTCCTTGCCCCATCCAAGTAGGGAAGATAGTTTGTCTACATATTTCTTCGTTTACTTTTAAATCAGTAAGTGTAAGAACTTGCTCTGTTGTTGAAGTGTTAGCACCTGCAACAAAGCCACATTCATCTGCTGCTACAATCAAGTTTGCTGCTGCAACATTATTAATTACTGCCGATTTGTTTAAACCATCTATTGTTCTTACATACCCTTTAGCTATTGTGTCAGGACTTCTTAAAGCAGCCGTTACATAAGGCAGGGCGTGAACACCTGCGTAAGTATCACCTGTTACTGTAATATCAAACTCATGGTATTTTGATAATTGAATTTTGTTTGCCATTTTATTTATTATTTATTGTTAATGTAATATGCTGCTCTTTCTTGTGCAGTCATTTCAGCTAAATTCGGACTTTCCGATTTAGTATTATTTTCTGGAGTATGAGTAAAACCCTTTGCTCCTGGTTCTTTTTCTAATTCAACAATTTTAGCTTTTAAGTGTTCTACTTCTTCCACTAAACTGTTTACCATATCTTTAGACATTTCTACTTTATCTTCTTCTTTTACTTCTTCCTCAACTGTTTCTTCTGTTTCAACAGACATACTTTCTTTATCTGCTTTTAAGTCTGCAACAGCGTCTTCAAGATTTTTAATTCTTTTTTCCATACCTGCCCAGTCTTGAACGTCTGCCTCATCATCTTCTGCCATTTCTTCTTTATCTTCTTTTTCAGCTTCTACGTCTTCAGCTTCTTTTTCTTCGCCTAGGTCTAAAATTTTAGAATCTTCGTCTACAGACATTTTAGCTCCGTCAGACATTGTGTATGTACCTGCAGATAATTTAGAAGTTTCTCCATCATCTCCTACAACCATAACAACAGAGCCAATCATAAATTGTTCATCTTCTGTTGCTAATACTCTACCATCATCTAGTATCATCTCTGCATACATTTTTGTTTCTTTGCTTTCTTCCTTATTAGAAGATAAAAGCGTTTTGATTTTTTCTAGTGTACTCATTGTTACCTTTTTTTTATAAATATTAAACTTAAATTATTGTTCACAGGACTATCTATTTACTGTCCTATTTTTAATGGCAGAACAGACTTTAGCAGCAGTTTCTTTGCTTCCGTATTGTTTTACCATATCTTTTATACATTGATCCCATTTATAAACAGCCATAGCTTGTCTATTTATAAAACTAG